ACTATAAATCAACTATTTCAAAGATCGAATTGCCCTATTTTATTGGACAGTAGTGATGTCGAATATATAAATAAGCCAATATGTGACTATGAGTAATAAAAAATGGACTAAAAATGAGATAGCATACCTGGTAGAGAATTATGGGAGAATGAGCCTTGAGAATATGGCCATCCATCTCAACCGTTCCGTCATGGCCGTGCGGTTGTACGCTCTTCGACATAGACTAGACGACAAACACCAGGTTGTTAAAGAAAATCGCCTGAAGAAGTTGCTTGAGTATCGCTTCCGTCATCTTGAGGACTTTCATCCAAGCAAGTTCTTTTTTAAGGAGACTGGTATTAACCAGGTGAGATACTGGGATATTTTCTTCGGCCGTAAGGCTATAAAACCAGAAGAGTATAAAGCTGTGGCAGCATACTTCAATATTACGATATCTGAAGCATTCGATTCTCTACAGCTCAATCTGTTCGACTAAACAAAATGAGAAATATGAAAATCAACTCAGACTTCATTAGCGATGTCAAGAGTAAACTTGATATTGTTGATGTGATAGGCGCCTATATTAATCTTCAGAAGGCGGGCATTAACTATAAGGGTATCTGTCCGTTCCATAATGATAGTCATCCTTCGATGATGGTTAATAAGGCTAGACAGACGTACCATTGTTTCGTGTGTGGTGAGCATGGAGACGTTCTGGACTTTCTGCAGAAATACAACCAGATAACTTTTAACGAGGCATTGCGAATAGCTTGCAAGCTCGCTGATGTTGAGTTTCCGGAGCAGGAATCTACTCCGGAAGAAAACGCTGCGTATAAATTGCTTGAATCTCGCCGTATAGCCATTGCTGCTGCCGCAAAGTTCTACCAGGGCAATATCTCGCAAGCGGAGAGCTTCCTTAAAAAACGCGGTTACGATTATACAGATAAGGTGCTTGCAGAATATGGAGTGGGCTATGCTCCGAATGGTAATGTAGCGATGAAGTATCTCGTGGAGAATGGGTACAGTCTGCAGATATTGGAAGATGTTGGAGTCGTAGGTAAGTCTCAAGACGGGAGAAACTATGACTTCTTTAGAGACCGCGTGATGTTCCCGTTTTACGATGTGTCTGGAAGAGTCGTTGCGTTTTCCGGAAGAATTGTCACTCCGAATGATAAAATTGGCAAGTACGTCAATACCGGAGAGACGCCCATTTTCAGAAAAGGTCGACATATTTTTGGATTGTTTCAAGCGAAAAGGGCGATAGCGAAAGAGGGTTTCGCTTATCTCGTAGAGGGGCAGTTCGATGTTGTCACTCTACATAAATATGGGGTCGAAAACGTTATCGGTGGATCTGGAACAGCATTTACCGATGACCAGGTAAAACTCATCATGCGCTTTACCCAGTCTGTTGTGATGATCTACGATGCGGACAGCGCAGGGATTAAGGCTGCTGTCAAGAATAGTGAACTGTTATTGACGGCAGGAGCGAGCGTCAGGTGCGTTCGCTTGCCGAAGGGATATGATCCAGACAGCTACGGCCGGCTCTGTAAGGATGGCGTAAAACAGAAATTAATCGATGCAACCGAAACATTTCCGAAGGCGATGAAAAGAATGCTGGTTCCTCGCGGATGCAGGGACGAGGCTACAATCGCTTCAGCCATGAATACTATCGCTAATCTAGTAGCATGCGTGCAGGATGCCGGACTGCGTCTTGAATATATGAAGAGCATGACTAAGGATTTCGATACGAAGATGACTATTCTGGAAGATAAAGTTCGGGATATCCGACGTAATGCCGAGGGTCTCAAGAAAGAGGATATGCAACAGGGTATTTTTGGACTTGATGAGCTGAAGGATAATCTGAGAAATAACGAGCCTGCTATCGTGACATCTTCTATCGATACGTTCATGGAGTCTTACGGAGATAATCCGATTGTGTACGTAGCAGGCGTTCCGTCGGCTACCGATATCCAGAACCTCCGCCGGATCTGCTGCTATCTGGCCACAACTGAAGAAGGCTGCAGCATAGATACGACAACGGGCGATGATAGCAGCTATCTCTCCGCCCTGGTCGAGATGTTCAAGGCAGGAATCTCGCAGATAAGAGTCATGCACGAGGATAAAGTAGAATCCTTCATAGACTTCTATATACGTATACATGGAGATTTACTGTCTGGTTTCCTGGGCGACAAGGTCCCGATCATTACCAGATGTATCGAACTGACCAGCTATGCTGAGGAAACCGTGATAACTGTCAACAAGAATCATTACTGCAGTAAATTAGGGCTATCCAAGGGCCAGTTCGATGAGATCCGTAAGCCGTTCGTCAACAAACGGAAGAACGTCATGAAAGCGAATGCCCTGAAAGACGATCTGTATGATGACGACTTCGACGGAGATGAGGTTCCTAGCTATGCGAGGGAAGGCGAGTATGCCCAGATGTTTCGCGAGTGCAAGTATTATCCTCGACTGAACAAGCAAGGTATACCGGTATGCTACATGTTCCAGAACAAGAACGGGCGAGGCTTCTCGCAGGTGGCCGACTTCTACATGGTTCCTCTCCTCCATATCTTCAATGAAGACTTTGAGCAGAATAAGCGAGTGCTGAAGGTTAATCGTAGATATTTCGACAAGCCATTATATATCGAGGTTCTTTCTAGTTCCCTGAAGAAGATGAGTACCATCGAGGATGTTCTTATCAACTACGAAGGCGTGAACTTTACGGATGGTGAAGAGTGGCAATGGAGGCGCATCAAGGAGTATATGAGCCGCCATTTCGTTCAATGCAGAGAAATCCAGACGTACGGCAACCAGCAGTCTGAAGGAATGAGCAGAAAGACCGATGAGCAGTTTTTCGCCTTCGCCAACGGCATAGCCCATGAAGATGAGAACGGAAAATATGTGTTCGAGAAGGTTAACGAACTAGGCGTAGTGACTCATAATCACATGAATTACTACCTCCCTGCCTTCTCTACCATATACGCCGGATCCGGAAGACAATCTGACAAGTACGAATTGATATCCCAGCTCGTGTACGAAGACATACCCGTTAACAAGCAAGTCACGTTCGAGCAATGGGCTTCGCTGATGGACAAGGTATATAAGATCAATGACAACGGAAAATGGGCAATCGTTTTCGCGCTGATGTGCGCCTTCAGAAGTAATATCCACTGCCTAGACAGACTATTTACGGCTCCGTTCTTCATGGGCCCGATGTCTTCAGGTAAGACTCAGATTGCAATATCAATCCGTTCTCTGTTTATAAGCCCGACTATTCCGATATTCAACCTCAATACAGGTACTGATGCGGCTATGAGCACCATCATGGGCACATTCCGTGATGTTCCTGTCGTACTCGATGAGTATAATAATAAGGATATTTCAGATACAAAGTTTCAGGCCCTGAAGGGTATCGTGTACGATGGAGACGGAAAACAGAAACGCCGTGGAACCTCGGGAAGGGATATCGAGAACGATAAGGTATTTGCGCCTGTGGTTATCTGTGGCCAGGAGACCCCTCAGCGAGATGACAATGCCCTGATGAGTCGTGTCATCATCTGCGAGGTTCCTAAGCCTAAGAATAGAACCCCAGAGGAGACCAAACTGTTTGAGGAACTCAAGAATATAGAGAAGAATATAGGGTTATCAAACGTATTACTGGAAGTATTATCACTCAGGCCTGCAGTCATGGATCATTTCCGTGCTCTCAAGCAGGAGGCATACAGCGAGCTCAAGAGTGATGTAATCAATTCCGGAGAGATGGACCGACTCATGAAGACTGCTTCTCTCTTCCTCGGCATGGTGAAGCTCGTAGAGCAATATTCCAAGCTTAAACTGCCGTTTACCTACGGCGAGTTTTTTGCACTAGTGCAGGAGAAGATTAAGTTCCAGTTATCTCTGATCCGAAGCACGGACAAACTTGCTATGTTCTTCAACGCTGTGAACAACATGATAGATACCAAACAGGTACTCATTGGCCGAGAGATGCTCATCGAACAGCCTAAGAGCGTTACCGGTAAGGATTCGCATGGCGACAAGAAGACGTTTGGTTTCGATCCTGGCACTCATATCCTCTTTCTGCGCCTGAGCAGCGTATATTCCATCTACGACAGAAGCGGATATAATAGCGAGAACACAACGTTATCTACGCTCGAACAAAACTTGCGCTCTCATCCATCATATATTGGAACCGTTCCTTCAAGGAGGTTTACCTGGGAGGAGACAGTCGAGGTCGCCAAACAGGACGACCAGGAAACGATGGTGAGAGTGCGCATGGAGCGTTCTACATCTACGAGTGCTATTATCATCGATTACGACAAGTTTATGGAGATGTACAATATCGACTTCAGACGAGATGGCACATCATCTGATAAGGCAGCACAGAGTGCAGCAGAACCCCAAAAAGGAGCTGATACAGATGCCAAGCAATCCAGACCAGGTTCCCTTCCGTTTGACGAGACAGATGCAGGCAAGAATGGTGATTTACCGTTCTGATAAGAGTCGAGATGATGCCTTATATTAGGTATACAATACCCCAATTTAACGATACAAAGATACGAAAAATATTCGAGAAAACCAAAGATTTTCCGCATAAAATTGAGTTGAATTTTGCATATTTTTACCCACGTAAACCCGGGAGGGTGAGCGTGGGTATTTCTTTACATATTCGTGTGTCACAGATGCGAAAAATCCCCCGTACCCCCTAAAATTACAAAAATAACCGAGAAAACGAAGTTTTGAAAATCATTTTCAGAAAAATGCCTTCCTACAATCCTACAATCCTACAAATGCATTCCTTTTCAAACTATTAATATTATCTATTTATCTTATTATCAGTATGTTATGTGTGTTTTTGTGTTTTTGTTGTTTTGTAGGAAATGCTGTAGGATTGTAGGACGTTGTAGGAAATAGGAAATTTTTACATTTTGGCTCTTTTGGAGATTTCGTCCTACAGAATACCCCATTTTGTAGGATTGTAGGACGTGTTGGGAACGAAAAAATGAGTGTGTAGGACTAAAATATGTTTGATAAAATTTGCGTAACTAGCTGAAATTTAGTATCTTTGCATTCGTAAGCCTGCAATTTGTAGGATTGTAGGACGGTAGGAAGCAAAAATAAGCAAAAACGATATGGAAAGAAAAAAACGTCTCTTGAAACGAACAGCATCTGTCAGAATAGAGCCCTATCTGGCAGAGTATATTCAGAAAAAGCTAGAAATTGAGCCAGAAACAGGCGGAGTAAAAATACCATACACCACAGATCTGTATTATGTGGTGTGGAATTGTATGGCCAAGCCGGATCCTCACCATGACGTCATGCAGGATTGCAATCTCAAGATATATCTACCTTCCCGGCGTTCTAATATGGATGGACATCCGGGTAAGGATCCCGCTTATTTCAACTACCTGTCTAGTGCATCAGCGAAAAAGATTGAAGATCATATTCGGCTTCTCTTCAATTTTGAGTTTCATCGGATTATGATTGAAAATGAAGAGCTGGGCAGACCGATGCGGAACCAGGATGTGGTGGATAATTTCATCAGGAGGTACGCTCTCAAGTCGATATCACCTGATGCGCTTCTGAAGAACTTTTATCGCTACCGCCAGCGACTTTTTCCAAAAACTCTCCGGAAATACCAAAAAAAACGGGGTGTTTAATTATTTTTAATACATACTGAGTACAAATCTTTGTCACTCAAAAATTAGCAATAATCACTCTAAAAGTTAACATTATGAAAGAATTTTCCTGTCTTTTAGTGATTTCCATTCTCGGAGGCACAGAAAGAAACATCGTCCTCAGCGCCGATCCGTTCACATTCGAACCTTCGATGACTGAAGAAAATGGAGGTGTATACTGGGATTGTGGTAAGACATTTATTGTTGATATAGCGGAGGAGAGCATTTTTAATGAACTAAAAGTTCCTCGTAGCGCTATCGTCACGCTCGCAAGTGTTGGGCATTCTGACGCACGTACGTATGATATAGGTACAGAAACAATACCGGCGAAGGTTCAGCTCGTCAGGCATCTGAATAAGGCAAAGCTTATCGTAAAGTGTAAAATGCTTGCAAATCCATTGTTTTAAGGTCTTTTATATACCTATTATATATATGTACCTTTGTGGAAAACTTAATCAAGATGGACGAAATACAGACCCTTCTGCTTTCCACTCTACCTCTATGGATTACTGAGGATGCCTACCGTCAGCTGATGGTAGCTGCATTCCCGTCGAATGGCACGGTGGTAAGCTTCGAACAGAAAAAAGCCGAACAGGCGATGAGTATTCCTGAGATTCGGGAATATCTCAAGACTCATACATATTATCAGTACGAAACCCACGAAGCGCTGCAGGCGATATCCAGTAAGGCATCACAGAGAGAAGAGACGAAGGATGTTCAGCTCACGGATGAATATGATTCGCCATCTCTGAATGATGGTACAATCGCATACCATCGTGTATTCGGAGTCGTGACTGCAAACAGCTATTGGTACTTCTCATCCAAACAGCTGGAGCAGGGCATCATTGCTGCGGAGAATAATACGCAGATATCCGCACATCTCCTTCATATTAATTCTCCTGGAGGAGAGGCGTGGTACATGGACCGTTTGAGCGAGACTCTCCGTAATGCGAAGAAACCGATTCTTGCCATCTACGAAGAGTACTGTGCATCCGCAGCCTATTATATCGGCTGCCACGGGCAGAAACTCTACGCTACCACCAACCATGACTTCGTAGGATGCATTGGAACCATGTGTTCATTCTGGAACTTCGAACCATACTTCGAGAAGTTGGGACTGAAGAAAATTGTCGCGAAGGCTACCAATTCTAGCCGGAAGAATAAGATTTTTGAGGACCTGAAGGACGGTAAGTCTGAAGACTATGTTAAGAATGTTCTTGATCCGATGAATGAACAGTTCCTGGGAGAAGTGAGATCTCAGCGTTCCAAACTGGCAGAACTGGATGATGATGCTCCGGTACTTCAGGGCGAGAGCCTGTATACCGCTCCAGCCGAAGAGGTCGGTCTCATTGATGGTAAGCGCACCTTACTGGAGGCGATAGCGGAGGTGGCACAACTGGGAGAGGCCTATATGGGGACGCAAAGCCTTTACGGATTTAGCTAATATATTATTTTTGTTTGATTGTTTTAATATTTAAATGATTGATTTATGAATTTCAAAGCAAAGCTTAACAAAGTTCTCGAGAAGCTTGGTTTCGTCAAGAAATTCGAGAACAAGAGTCTTACTGCGGAAGAGTACAAGACTCTTTGCGAGGAATACCAGAAAGAGTACCAGAGTACGCTCATGGATGACCTCGCTGCGGAGAATAGTGCAGCCGAGCAGGCGGAACATCAGAAGCAGATCAATGAGCTCTATGCCATCGTCTCTAAAGCTAACAAGTCAAAGGATGATGATCCCGACGGCGATGGAGGTGGCGAAGGCGATGATGATGGCGACGGAAAGAAAAACGAGAACAGCCAGCAGAACGTCAGCTTCGAGAGACTCTCAGCAGCAGTCAATACACTTGCTGAGAACATGGTAAAGATGGCTAATAGTACAGCAGACGACAAGCCTGCTGCTCATGTTACTGCTCCTTCTATTCCTATCAACGGTTTCGAGACAAACGTCAACTATCTCTTTGGTATCGAGCATTCAATGTTCGATATGAAAAAGCGCTGGAACCGTATTGTTGCTAACCCTGAGGTTGCCTTATCTTCTAAGCCGGATGAGGAGACAGACGGCAAGGCCTTCCGTTCTGAGGCGATGGCGTTCGCGAGATCACTCCAGGAACGTTACAAGTATCACCAGGTACGCAACGAGCTCGGCAATGTAAAAGCACTCGCTTCTGGCCAGTTCGCTACTAATTACTCAGGCGTGGATAATGCCGGATTGGGCGACCAGTTTGTTATCCTTCGCCAGGATGCGCTTATTGCCCGAATCCTTGAGCTTCGTAATCTTACAGAGTTCTTCCCTGTTCGCTATGGTGTTCAGGATCGCGACATTCTCTTCAACGCATTCTTCGATGAGGTATCTCAGGGCTACCAGGAGGGTGAGATCTACAAGGGTGGCATGCAGCTTGAGAACGAGATGGGCTATGTCGATGACGCCATGATTAAGGTTAAGTTCGGCCCAATGAAGGAACTTGAGCGTAAGTATATCGCCTATCTCAACAAGGAAGGCTCTGACCCTATTAAGTGGTCTATGGTTGAATTCTGCCTTCTCAACCTTCTGAAGAAGGCTCAGGACGAGCAGAACCAGCGTCGTATGCGCGGTATCTATGTAAAGCCAGAGACTGGTCAGGCATCAAGCTACCTCAATGCAGGTACAGGTATCTGGTACACATTGCTTCGCTATATCCACGATTACAGCATCAAGCCATTCGCCAACAAGAGCTACAATACTTATACATCAGCTAATATGCTGGATGCGGTTAAGGAGTTCATTACCGACGTTAAGACTCACCTCTCTGAGGGTATGACCATCGATAACCATGTTCTCTATCTCAACGAGAACCATATTGACTGGTGGCTTGCTAACTGCCGCGAGACTTATGGTAAGGATCAGGACTTCACCGGTCCTAACGGCTATAAGAACCGTGTCCCAGACTCTACCATTCAGATTAAGTGGCTCCCATACGAGGGTAAGTCTTGTTGGATGTTCATGGATGTCCCTGGCAATATCCAGTTTGTCGAGAACCTCCCTGGCGAGATGTTCGCCGTGAAGATGGAGGAACAGATGGAGATGGTTCGCGCATGGAGTACCTGGAAGGAAGGTTGTGGCGCAGCCTTTACTGGCCGCAAGTTTGATAACAAGGCTGATATGGATGCCAACGATTACGAGTTCCAGCAGATCTTCACCAACCTCCCTGCAACTGTTATTGGCGCAGAGGTCAACGGTGCAAACGGCTTCTGGCAGATTACAGATGCTACTACTACAGCAACCGCTATCGAGGATATCACGAATGCGAAGGCTGGCGTAGCTTACTGTATCGAGATTGGCGAGGATGATACCAAGCATCAGCTTACCATCGGCAAGAGCGACAAGTTTGCGAATATTACCGCAGCATGGACTCCTAGTCAGGTTGGCGACTACATCATGGTCATTCTCGGTAAGGACGAGAAGTTCCGTGAGCTCGAACGTCGTGTAGGTGGCAAGCGAACCATTAACAAGGCTGTCCAGCCTAATGTTCCTGGTGGCCGTTAGTCCTTATTATATATATTGTTAACTCGTAGGTGAGGTACGGCGTACCTCGCCTACATTTTCAGAAAAAATTATGAAGAAAAACAATATTCCAGTACGTTCTCGTACTTATAACCCTAACAAGGGTTATCATTATGCCCAGCATAAGGGCCGTCTTCTCTTCATGACGCTCATTATGCTGCTCGGCATCGTTTCACTTCTGCAGATGTTATCTGATCCTACATCTACCTTCGGTATAGGTGGCACAGGAGTCTCTATGGCTTCGTTCGTTGCGCTGACATCTATCGAAGATGTGACAGACCGAGATACCCATGGTTCTGCCATTGCTTACCAGGTGGTGCTGGTTCCAACATCTCTGGTCGATATAACGAAGGCGTTCCCTCAGCCGGATAAAGACCGCATGGTGAAGGCTATTCCGTTTAAAACGGCTGCCGCCGACACCCTGAAGGCATACCTCTTCGATGCACACGATATTCCTACGTTCACGGCTACGACAGAGAAGGGAGATATCACGACATCTGGCGAGAATAACCTGGTAATCATTATGGGTGGTACTCGCGCGGTTCTCTATAACTTCATCGAGCAGTATGCTGGTGGTAAGTTTATCATTCTTTACAAGCATGTAAAGGATACGCAATGGTATATCGTCGGCGAACCTGAGCGCCCTATGATTCTCAATAACACAGAAACTAAGGATGATAAGGATGGCCGATATACAACCTTCACCTTCAAGCGCACATCTGTAGACCTTCCTTGTCTGTATGCTGAGGATCCTCTTGGTGTGACAGCTGTCGAGGCTGCTGCTCATTCAGATACGGCTCCTGGCACAAAGCAGAATACGGCTTCTGGTTCTTCAACCGGTAAGGCAGTTTCTTAATGTTTTCATTTTATTTAATTATTGGTTAGTTTTAAAGGTGTGTCGCCACAAAAAGGTGGCGCACCTTTTATAATATATATAAGGTATGATTAGTAGAAGAGAAAAATTGCAATTATTTAATAAGCTTAGAGGAGTCGGACACGCTGAAGCCGACCTTGCTCTCCTGGAGGATGTAAACCCTCGCCATCCTAAACTTACTCGTTTCGCCCGCGATCCGCAACGGTATGCAGACGAAATACTCTACGCTCTTTTGGATGAGTGCGATGAAGGGGATATCGTAGATCATCGAATTTATTTCGAGAAATTAAATGAAACTATTGACGATACCCCAGCTGATGATGGGCAGGGACCAGCAGATGGTTCAAGTAATACTCCAACTGGAGATGAGCAGGGACCGGAAGGCGGTTCAAGTAATACTCCAACTGGAGAAGAGCAGGGACCGGAAGGCGGTTCAAGTAATACTCCAACTGGAGAAGAGCAGGGACCGGAAGGCGGTTCAAGTAATACTTCAACTGGAGAAGAGCAGGGACCGGAAGGCGGTTCAAGTAATACTTCAGCTGAAGAAGAACAGATACCTGCAGATGGTTCAAGTAATACTTCAACCGAAGAAGAGACTCCTGAAGGTGAAAGTCAGCAGGAATCAGAACAGCCTGATACTGCCGACCCTGACGAGGACTCAAAAAAAAAGTAGTTCAAAAAGAAGAGGAATATCCTAACATCGACTGGGATAACCTCTATAATGAGGACGTGCAGATGGCGACCGTCATTTATAACGACCGCATCAACACATGGCGCAAGATGAAGAAACTCGACGAACTCCTGGACAAGAAACCAAAGGCGAACGATGTGGCTGCCATGGCAGAACTCCGCATCCGCAACCTTCAGGCATTCGATGAACTGAAGGCTTACAACGATACCGGAAAGTTTCTATACAAGCATCCATTACTGAAGGGCAAGTCGGAATTCGATGAACTCGTGAAGCTCTTCAAGAAGGACCCTGCCGAGTTTCTTCATAAACACAAGAACGTGCTCGATAATATCAAGCGCTATAAAAGCTACATTAAAAGAGATGATCGCAAGGACAAACGTGCCAGCGACCGTGAGAACCTCCAGCGTCATCAGGAACGTGAACGTATGTTCAAGATGGTAATGGAACAATATAGTGACAAATCAGATAAATCAGATAGATAAGATGGATAAGACGGAATTACGGAAGATTGCAGAAACCTGCGTCTCGATGGTGAAGAACGGAGGTGTACTAGAGCAGGCTCAACTCAAGGCAGACGAGAAGATAGCCGAGTTGGCAGCAAATGGCGACCTCGATGCCATCAAACTACTGAATGAGCGGATGCAGGATCGCGAAGAACTGAAACTTAGAAAGGAGTTGTTTGGCGTATGAAAAGCGAGATAGAAAAACTGGAGAGTGTTCATCCAGACCTCATAACCACCTTTCTGACTACAGGTGAGGGCAAAGGCATTCCAGAGGATGTGCAGACCTTTCTGAAGCAGCTGCAATGGGCAGTCGAAATCTACGAGTATGAACGTAACATTACCCGTGGCGCCCGCAAACTCAAACAGCGTATTGCTTCGCAGCAGAAGATATCCCTCGATGTGCGCACCTGTATGACTCGTATCAATCAGGCAATATCTTACTTTAATGTAGATTGCAATGTGGCCATAAAAGTCTGGGAAAATGATTTTGCCAACAAGTACGAGGACCTTGCCAAGCTCTGCTCTGCCAAGCGTGACTATAAAATGCAGAAAGCCTGTATGGATCAAGCCCTGGAATGCCGCAGACGTGCGTCCGAACAGGCAGAGGCAGATAGAGATCTCGGAGTTGTGTTCCTCATTACACCAGAGGTTACCCCGGAAGAGCTAGGTTTTCAGAAAAAGAACCTCAAGGAGATTGCCGGCAAGTACAACCGCGGTTTTTATATATCTCTCATCGATGGTTTGCCTATTGAGAGTTCAGAAAAGAAACGTTTGCTTCGTGATGCAGATATTCAGGAAGCTGAAATTGTGGAGGATCTAAGTGATGAGCCAACTGATTTTGAATGATAATACTATTGGCGATTTCGAGCATTACTACATGAACAACATGCAGCTGCTTGCCAATATCATCGACCCCAATATGCTTTTTGCCGAGGTTGCCCGTGCCGGAGGTAAGACAGAAGGTGTGACTGGTCCTCGCCTGATACGAGTTGCCAACGATATGCCAGGGGAGCTATCTTTTCTGGTTCACAAAACCTACGTGGCGCTGATGACCAACGTCTGGCCAAACATCCAGGCGTACTTCTCTCGCCAGGTAGTTGTGAACGGGCAGCAGAGATCCATGTTGGAATATGGTATTGATTACGTAGTAGGAGAGAGCACGCTGCCTTCCCACTTCCGGAAACCCCGATACCCGATTGCCTATGCCAAGCATAGCGTGATATTTCGGAATGGCGCTCACCTTCAGCTCGTATCAAGCGATCAGCCGGAATCCGTTGCCGGTAGAAATGCCGTGCACGCCTTCGTGGAGGAGATGAAACATAATAGCGGAGAGAAACTTAAAACCCGACTGTTCCCGTCATTACGTGGAGGTCCAGCCAATGTGCGCTGTTCTGCTTATTATGAGGGCGTTACAGGTGTGAGCGATACCGCGCGAGTTGACCTCGGCGAAGACGATTGGTTTGAGGATTATGAAAAGAAGGTGAACCCGAAGCTTATCGAGGAGATTGCTACCGTGTCGCTAGAAGTCAATAGAAGTCTATATCGTCTCTTCGTGCTCAAGCAGCAGGAACGAGACTCTAAGGATCCTGTTCTCCTGGAGAAGATGCGACTGGAGTCTGTAAAACTTAATGCCTTCGTGGCGAGATGGAAACCTCGACTGGCAGATATGCGCCGTAATGCCATCTACTATATTCGCGCATCTTCTTTCTGCAATAAGGATATCCTGGGACCGAAGTTCTTCAAAACTCAGTTGGACACTCTTGATACGGATGAGTTCCTCACGGCTATCTGCGCCATCCGCCACAAGGAGGTAACCAATAAGTTTTTTATCAACTACGACCACGTAAAGCATCAGTTCAAGGATAGCTATAAGTATGAGTCCATCCTTCGCCTGAATCTGAAGGATAGGTTTATCCTCACGGCAGAGTATCTTCTTCATTACGACCCTCAGGAACCGCTCTATATGGGATATGACCCTGGCAACTTCCAGTCGCTCATCGTTGCTCAGAAGAAAGATTATGGTAGGCGTCTCGACATCATTAAGGAGTTCTTTGCCTTCCTGCCAAAGGATTACAACGACCTCGTGGCAGAGGTGCACCAGTTCTTCGGGACCGCGGCTGTCAATAAGACCATCTATCTCTATCCTGACCGCGCCGGCAACAAGCGCAGGGAGGAACGGGAACAGATAACTACCGACTCACTCAATCTGAAGGCTGCCCTGGAGTCGTACGGCTTCATGGTGATACTTTATAACGAAGATGCGCCAACGATATACCATTGGCAGCAGTTCAAGCTCTGTCAGATGCTCTTCGGTGAACGCAGTCCGCTCCTGCCTATCATCCGTATCGATGAAAATGAGTGCAAGAACCTCTGCTCTGCCATCATGATATCCCCTCTGAAGAAAACGGACGGCAAAATAGAGCTAGACAAGAGCTCGGAGAAGAAACAGCAACTGAAGAATCAGGCAGGACTCACCACGCAGCTGCCTTCTGCGATGATTTACCTACTTTACGGCCTTTATTCTGATGCCGTGAAGGCGGAATTAAGTACATATCCTACCGATTTACCGGACAATTTTGAAATATAGACGCAGAATAATGCTGCATTTCTGCAGTAATAATTTTCGCGGGTATATCAATAATTCACGGAAAATGAAAGGGTATAAATGCTAAAATGCTGATAATCAGCCCAAGCGGACCGGCTGGGAGAAAAACTCCCAAAAACACCTCGCCCAAACGTGCACGCACCGCTGGGAAGGGAAAGAGAGGTGCAGGCCTTACGTTTCTCGGAAATATGACGGGGAACAGGTGCAGCCGGTCTTTTGCAGGGCAATAATTTTTCACTATCTTCGCATCATTATGAGCAAGACAAGTAAGAACATCATCATGGATGGCATCACGGCACTCCAGTGGGCCAGAGAGATCAGTAAGCTACCCGATGGGGAGTTCACCCTGGTTTTCTTTCCTTACTCAAGGTCGAGAGGCGAGGCGAGCGCAAAGCTTCAGGTACGCCGGCATTGTAAGTATCGAACCCAGTTGCCGAAAGAACGTTTCGCCATCGATGGAGAGAACTACCTTCTCTATACAGACGAAGATGAAGAGCCGAAGATGTGTTACCGGATTCTCATCAGGTACATGGGTTTCCCTCAAGACGGATTTAAACTTCACAAAATAAATTGGTTATGAAAGAATACGAAATAGACATGTATGGCAACGCCGGCATCTACCTTGCCGATGGCAATACCTTTACCTTCCAGCTAGGTGAAGGCGACTCCATCTTTGGTGCAGACCAGCTCTTCCAGTCGCCACTCCTGGAGTCTCCGTTCGGTGGCACACTCTGGATGCAGCAGCATCATTATCTGGGCATACAGGGATACCAGGTGTTGATGCGTGGTCACAACAACCAGCAATGCGACGAAGTGACCAAGGAGATTAAGGAGAACCGACTGCTCCCACGTCTCTACTCCAAGGAGATCAAGATGCTCTATGGCCATGGACTCGTAGTATACAAGCAGGCTATTGAGAACGGCAAGCTGGTACGCAAGTACGAGGAACAGCCTGAAGTAAAGGAATGGCTCGACTCCTGGAGTTCCCGCGGCATCCCTTCAGTCGAGGAGTTCTGTAAGACCTGCATCAAGAACTTCTATTACTTTGGCGACTTCTTCGTGAAGTGGCGCTTCACCCGAGGCAAGATAATAGGTATGGGCAAGCCGGTGGCTGCGCTTGAGGCGATGGAGAACCGCTACTGCAGGCTGGCAACTACCCGCCAGGATGTTGCTTCAGAATTGATTTCGTACGGAGACTTTAAGCAGGTTGTAGTAGGGCGATTCGCCTATGGCTTATCGAGTTACTCGGTTTATCCGAAGTTCAGCTTTAACGAAGTTGACAACTACCGGTATGCTGCGATCTCTCATCACAGAGAGAAATCAGTAGACGAATTCTACGGCGCCAACGAGACGCATCAGGGAGCTCGCCCGTACATCCAAGGTAGTAACAAGACAGCCCGATACATTAATAGTTTTCTGAAAAACTCGCTGGCTGCGAAGGTGCACGTCATTATTCCTAATGCCTGGATCCAGAGCAAGCGTACCCAGATGACCAAGCTCTGCGAAGAGAATAAGCGGCGCAAGTCGAAGGGTATGGAACTGTTGAAGTATAACGGTATCGATATCGGTACAGAATTCAAGGAGTCGTGTATGGTCCGGTATGTCCGTGACGAGGTACGCAAGTTCAGTTCCTACCTGTCAGGTGCAGACAACCAGGGCAAGGGATTCTCTTCCATCTCCTTCATGGATGCCCAGGGTCACGAGCAGTCGTGGAAGGTGGAGACTATCGACCTCAAGTATAAGGAATATATCGAGGCGCTCATCTCTTACGACAAGCGTACCGAGCAAGCCCTTCTATCTTCGGTAGGTCTCGATGCAGCCATATCTGCAGTAGATAAGGATGGCGTCATCTCGAAGAGTGGAAGTGATACCTATTATAATTATCTCATCTACATCATGTCGCTCACCTCGGAGGATGAAGTCTGCGCAGAACCGCTCAACTGGGCGTTGCGCATGAACTTCCCGGAGCTCTACAAGCAGGGCTGCAGGCTAGGGTTCTACCGCGAGGTTCCGCAGAGACAGGAAGATATAACACCATCCCAACGACTTAACCAACAGCAGGCATGAACAAGAAATTTCAACTCAATCAACTCTTCGCCAGTTATGCGCAGTTCTGCAACTGCGCACCTGGTGCAGATACAAGCGCCGACTTCGACAGCCTTCAGGGCTCTGCCGTAGCCGCACGCAAGCGTATTGTTGCCATCATCGGCAACAATACGTTCTCCGATATTGTCGGTATCGAGGAAGAAGAGAGTGGCATTAAGGATTTTCTCCGTGCTGCCATGGCGAACCTTACGCTAGCTACTCAGATTATCTTCGATGCCGTGAACCGCAGGAAGAACGATATTAATCTCTACAAGTACGAGATGGAAGGCATGAAGCGCTCCTATATGGAGAACTACTTTAATGCGATGGATTCGTTGATTTCCGAACTTACTGAAGAGATAAGTGCCGATGATCCTGCCGATATCCGTCTTGCCATGGAAGACTGGCGCAAGACCAATTACTACAAGATGCTCGGCAAACTGAAGGTAGTTACTGCCGATGAATTCGATGAAATTTATCCTATCGACCTCTCGTATCTCTTCTTTTTCCGTTGTGTTCCTCTCCAGAAAGAGGTGCTCGATGAAAGCATAGGCGCCTACTTCGACCGGCTCGAACAGGGAGGAGAAGACCAGACGTTTGCTGAGTTTGCCCAGAAGGCGTTGCCTATGCTCAAGCGTGCCCTGGTGAAGAAGACCGTGGCGAAGGCTCTCAGGCGTTTCGATATCCTGGAGTTTCCTGCCACCATCCGTAACCTCTTCGACGACAATACCGCCACCCGCTCAGGCAGCGACGAGGCAAGCCGTGCGCTACAGCTCGCCACACAGCTAGACGGGGAGGTAGAAAATCTGCTGCATAATGTGGATATGCTCCTCGATGCTCAGGAAGGAAACGATTTTCTTTCCTTCTCTGCCGAGAACCGTCCGGACGACAATATGTATTTAATGCCATAAGCTTATGAAAAAGACGATAACCGTAAGAGCAAACGGAATAGAGCATGAAATTCCGAACTCGTGGGAACTACTCACTTCTGGCCAATATCTGAAGCTGGTGGAGCTGCTTTCTCTCATGGAGAGTGGGCAGTTTTCCCCAGGTGCTGTGAAATGTCTGTTTCTCTGCTACATGAAGGGATGGAACCTGAACAAGATTAAGCGCGATGAGCGAACCCTGGAGAACTTCATGTCTATAGCCAGTCAGCTCTCGTTCATCTTCCAGGAGAAAGATGATAAGTTCGTGCTCGATCTCTGTTTCTGCCGGCAGCAGTTGCCGATTATCTTTATTGACAAGAAAGCCTATTATGGTTACGAGGTCAATACAGATTTCAGTTCGCTCACCTGTTCACTCACGGCCCTTCAGTATATCGAAGCGCGCCAGCTGCTCGATATGGGCGAGGAAAGTCTTCCTCTGCTGGCTGCGATACTCTACTTCGACAAGAAAGTGTATTCCTCGGAAGAGGCGCAGAAACTCGCTCTGAAGTTCAAGAAACTGCCTGTCAATACTCTTCGGGCGATAGCTTTGAACTTTACTGCAGTAAATAATTTCCTCTTCTCGAAGACTGAATTCTCCCTGCTCACCAAGTTTATACCCAAGGAGGGCAGCAGTATTACTACCGATGCAACCGATGCGCTCTACGATCTCTCCAAGGATGGACTGGGTAATGCCCGTCAGGTAGAACAGCTGAACGTGCTTACCTATCTCCGCATCCTCAGAAAGAAGACCATCGAGGGAGTAAAGAGTCTGAAGGCTACCGGTATGGAGTTGGCCAAGATAGCAGACGAGGTAGGGTTACCTCTGGAGATAGTTAAAAAGATTATATAACTGAGGCAGGGAAACAACCTCTCTGCGACAAAATTATAAAAGCCTATGTTATTGGATTTATTCGAATATTTCGCCAAATTTCCTGCTACTGCAGGAGTTACGAAGGGTATTGCCAACAAGGGCGAGAGTAGTATGGAAGAATATGCTACCGTGCTCAGGGCAATCAAGGAGATGCCCGAGAAAGAACTGGTTCCGGAGATAGAAAACTACGTTTACGGCCAGTCGTTCGATGAACTGAAACAACGCATCGATAAGCTTACCGGTTCCTTCCTGTTCGTAGATTACGGAGAAGTGGATATGCAGAGCGATGGGCGCCGGAGTTTCCAATGTACCCAGCGTATAGCCGTAACTGTAGCGATGAAGTTATCTGCTCATGCCGATATGCTCGAACGAGTCATAGCCAACGACCGCACTCTTCAGATGCTTTCGAAGGTTCATGCCCGTATCATGGCAGATGTGGAGACAGAAGGGCTCTACTGGATGGACCGGGAGAGTATTACTACCTGCGAGATCATTCCGTTCGTATCTGCAGAACTCCAGAGCTACGGCTGGACCCTCATGCTATCTGCCACAGGTGCAGATATCCTGGATGTCCACCGGCTGTCGCGCCAGATGATGCGCTAGCGTCCTTTGCGGTTCCGGAATATTTGTATAATTTTGCAATGTCTAAAAAACATAAGGCCGAAATGTTATGAAACAATATAAACGAAATATACCGATGATAGCAATCACCTCGCTCCCTCTGACGGCTGTGTCGGAAGGATTCCAGTATGTGTTTCAGGACTGGGAGTTTGCCAAGTGGATAGCGATAGCTATCTTTATAGATACCTTCCTGGGTGTATGGAAACACCTTATCCACAAGGATGCGTCCAGCGAATCCTTCTTCTCCAGGTTCACGAAGAAGATTGTAATCTACATCTTCCTGATGGTCCTGAGTAATTTTGCAAGTCATGCCACCGTAGAGGGCTCTACTGTTGGCCCGATGCAATGGATAGGAACCTATATCTGCGTGTTTATGATGGTACGCGAGATATTCTCCATTATCGAGAACATACAGGCTATATATCCGATATTTCCGAAGAACTTCGTAAAGCGCATGAAGGACTTCAACGACAAGGGAGATTACATCGGCGGCGGGCCTATCAACTTTTCAGAAAAAGATGCGCCCGATGATGCATCATAGGTATACATTATTATAATATATATAAAGGTATGGCAAATAAAGCTCAATTAGCCTTCGCCCGTCAGGTGTATGCTGCGGCCGTGGAGGCAAAAACAGAAATAGATCCTGCCTTCGTTACTGCCCAGGCGATGCTTGAGACAGGATGGGGCTCTCGGGTTATCGGTAAGGCTAACCTCTTCGGTATTACCAAGGGAAGCCAATGGGACGGAGATATCGTCATGGTAAAGACTCACGAATACTTCAAGACGCCTAACCAGAAGTTCAAGGCACCAGACCGCATCGTCTCCGTGTGCAAGATTGCCGGCAAAAATCTCTGGTATTATATCGTGATGCGTGCCTTCAAGGATTTCGACTCTGTAGGCGACTGTCTGAAGGAACATGAACGTCTCTTCCAGAAGCCGGGCTACAAGGATGCCTGGCCATACCGTAAGGACCCGTTCAAGTTTGCCCAGAAGATATGCGACGGGGTAGGGTGCAAGTACGCTACAGATCCTACGTACCTCACCATCATTACCTCTATTATCAAGACGATCCAGCGAAGATGTACATAAAAACTTTAATGTTCTGTTGTTAATTATTGAATTGTGAATAGGTTTATAGGTTTTATTAAGGTTATTTTTCTAGTGCTGATTCCGCTCGCCCTGGTTGTGGCATTCAAGGAGTGTCACGACCTCAGGGGCGAAGCGGAGCGCACTAAAGAGAATCAGGATATCCTCCTTCATAACGGTAAGGTAGAGATAGGACGTACGCAGTCAGGCAGGCCAAGAGCTTCCGTGCAGGCGATCACGTTGAAGACGTCTGACCTAAAGCGTAACCCCGACTCTCTCCTTGCCGTTAACAGGAAGGAGCTCAAGATAAAGAAAAGCCGGATCATGGCGGCAGCTACAACCTCTACCACCACCAAGGTAGACGTGAAGGCAGCCATCCAGCCGGTTCCTCACGATACATGCAGTCGAAGTCTTTCCGGTTCCTACCGACCGCCCGACGTCTCGCAGACGGTATCCTGGAGTGATCCATGGATAACCCTGCGGGGCGAAATCGAGGGCGACAGCATGCGGGTACATATCGAGAGTCGCGATACCCTTCAGGTGATTGTTCACCGTGTGCCGAAGAAGTTCCTCTTCTTCCGCTATGGGACTAATGGCGTTCGAATGGAGGTGGTGGGCCAGAACCCGCACTCCCGGCTCTCTTATCCTAGGATTATCATGTTTAAGAAATAGTTTAAGTGTTTATCATTTTTATTTAGGCTGAATTTTATATTAGAAGTATCTTTTTTATACTCATGATTATTAGTTACAGTTATAATCTTCAAACATGGCACAAGTGTGTGTTCTAATTCTCATAAAGAAATCTATCGTTCTTGTTGTAGAGTACGGTGATTCAAGTTTATCAAAGTTATCAAAAAGCCCCGGTGCGAGATGCATCGGGGCTTTTTTCTTGCTGTTTTCTGAAAATAATCAGCAAAATGTTTGATGGTTTCAGAGAAAAGTGTTATCTTTGCAGGCGTAATGATGACATTGAACTAAGGTTGTGTGCAGATTGAGCAGAGTTTGTACATAACAAGTGAAAAGAAATACAGCTGTGTGGCTCGTGCTGAAGGACTGCTCTCCGGATGCACGGGCCCTTTTTTATGATTATGAAACCAAACTACAATGAGGATGGTTGGCCAGAGGATCCGAACAGTTATCCGGATACTTCAAGTCATGGGGAGAACCCCAAGAAAAGATAAGGCCAGCAGGATGACCGTAGTCGTTGCACTCACTATTACCGAGGCGATGATTGCGGTCATCGCTCGTTTTACGTGGCTGTTCCTTCTGTTAAGGCAGGCGCGGTTATACTCTGTGGCGTTATGAGCGCGTCTGATGGATGATATTACGAGATGATGCAGATATTCATCGTTTGCCTTATCATCATCCTGTAAGCCTTTGTTCATGGCCACGTCTACCAGGTCATCTCTCAGCATCGTGGCAGCATCATCTCCCAGCGCCATAAAGTCGTGTACCCACATCACCTTACAGAATAGGATGAGCAGCGCCGTTCCGGTTCCTACCCATAAAGGGAGAGTGACTGTTATCAGCACCATGGTCATCTTTTCCGTGGCAAGGAAAGCCGTGAGGGCCATGAATACCGTCATAACGAAGCCTGCCAGCGTATAGTTGCGGTCGGTTGACTTGCGATACTGCTCCAGTATGCTGCTGGCTCTCAGGTCTGCCCGTTCCAGCGCATATCTGGCAAGCTCCATGCTGGCAAAGGAGGCTGCTTTATTACTTATTATCTTTTCCATACCTTATATATATTAATAGGTGAAACATTTCTTTTCTGCAAAGATACACTTTTTCCCGCTCATTTTCTACCTTTTCACATACAGAAAGCTTAAACATAGTTAATACTACGATTTTTCGTACAAAACATTTGGCTACTACGAAAAATAGTAGTATCTTTGCAGAGTCTTAAAATAAAACGATATGAAGAAGATTTTAGTAACAGAAAAAGAGGAAGAACTGATAGAAGCTATCAGAAACTTCCGAAAGTCATACCCTAGAGGTAACCCACAGCTATTATGGTACGCTCAGCAGCTGTTTGATGAGATGATTGAGCCACCAGAGTATTACACCAAGTATTAACAACGCTCTCCCTTCGGGGAGGGCATTAAAAAGCATAAGATTATGGAAGTAACAATGAAGCAGGCTAAGGACAGCACAGTAAAGCAGCGCATACAGGATATCCAGATGACGGTATCATGGCGCGAGATAGCACATACCTATTTCGGGAAATCGGCATCATGGCTTTATCATAAGCTCGATGGTATTGACGGAAATGGTGGTGTAGGCGGTTTCACCGAAGAAGAGAAGGTTATGCTCCGTGGAGCACTTTGCGATGTTTCCAATCGCTTGCGTGCGGCTGCGGACAGGATATAATGAGGCTGGGGTCATCGTTCCCCATAAGACAGAAGTCGCCATAGCCTTGTGGCGCATCAGCCCCGATGCAGCAGCGCATCGGGGCTTTTTCATACCCAAACGTTAAAAATGAGTTAAACATAAAAGAAAGTTTATGTTTTGTTTGGTCGTTAAAAGAATTTTATGTACCTTTGCATCGTGAATAGATAACTAGATGTTTAACAATTTAATTTTAAGCGTATGACACAAAAAGAGTTAGAGCAAGAAATTAAAAGAAAGGAAGACGAAATCAAGGCTCTTCTCGAACTGAAAGACTTGGTCTTCGATTACGAGAGACAGATTGATTTGAGACTCGCAGACCTTTCTAAGCTCTACAAGCAAAGAAAAAACTAAAAAGTCCTCCCCTAGAGGGGAGGTTCTTTAAACAATATAAATATAAGAATATGGAGCATATTAAAGAATTAATGGCAGAGTACATGGCATTGGCTAGCAAGCAGGATGTCAAGAGCAAAGAGCGCAGAGACGAGATTCATCGCTATCTCAGCGCAAATGCTACGGAGGAGGATAAGAAATATATTAGTGAGGTGGTTGTAGATAGAGTAGCAAACCTGAAGCTGGAGGTTGCCACTTTGCGTGAGCAGCTTGCAGAGACAGATTATAAATTGCTTCCACTAAGATACATCGCACAGAAATACTTCGGTAAAAGCGCTGCATGGCTCTCTCAGCGTCTCAATGGCTCAGAGGTTCGTGGTCATGTTTATACGCTCAATTCCGAGCAGAAAGATATTTTCAATCGTGCCGTCCAGGAGATTGGACAACGCATTAGCTCTTTGCAGTTAGCATAGGGTTATCTATTCACATATCAGCCCCGGTGCAGCAACGCATCGGGGCTTTTTCATTCCCCAAACCCCTCATTTTTATGCTCTACAGCATATTTAAGTGTTAATTATTCTCATCGTGATAAAATTTCCCGATTTTTATTTGGCGGTTCCGGATTTTCTTCTTACCTTTGCCAACGGTTTACAGATGATAGTAGTCTATCCGGCAGGGCGACCGTTTCGCCTATGGCTTCTGGCCGCAGGCTTTTTTTATGCCTAATCGGGAAAAATATTTTTCCTAACTGGGAAAATATATTTTCCTAACTGGGGAAATAATTCTCGCAATAAATGGCGGCTGCATGAACCGTAGATTTGATAAGTCCTTTCGGGTAAGTCATCATCTGTAAACCAACGGGGAATGCAGCCGCCACCCTTTTGTACAATCGGCTGTTAATGGTTTACAGATGATGCGATATGCAGAATTCTATTTTGATTAGTGATGCTCAGGTGCGCCCTGCAGGCATCAGCGTAGAGGAGGGCGTGAAGGCTCTCAAGTGTGAAATCAGGAAGCTCGCCAAGACCAAGAGCGAGACCTTCTCCTACCTTTGCGGGGAGGCGGTTACGTATGGCGAAGTAGCTATGACCATGGCAGGTTTCTTCGCCTTCATGGCAGCAGCTGTATTAGGTGGCTTTCTTATGGGAGGGGAGGTGATGTAGCTATGGCAAAGATTGATGTAATAGGAGATGTTATAGAGCGTCTTGCCGAATACAAGATGTTCTATCCCGACACTACGATTACCCGTGTAGGTTTCGCAGACTGCAATTCTATCTCTCACAAGGATGGTCTGGAGCTGAGCAAGATGGTATGCCAGATGACGCATAGCGGACTGCTTCAGTTCAAGATATTCAAGAGCAGGATGTATATCTTCAAGTCGAGAGCGTTCCTGAAGGTAGCAGACGGTTTCAAGAAGGGAGCCAAGGTAAGATTTCATGATCCGCGCACGCCCGATGACCATCGTGAGAGCGTAATTCTTGCCGACGGAATGCGCTATGATGGCGGCATTCCTTTCATCTGGACCGAGGATAGCGATGCCGACTGTTTCATGGAGTGCAACACCTTCGCGGTATATTGGCGCCCGGTAGAAGACAAAAAATAACTGTCTTTTTCAGATTAGAGAAAAGTGAGTAATTTTGCAGTATAAATACTATAATTTATTGATTATGGATACAGACCGGCAAAATAACTACACAAGCTATCTAGGCTATTTGTCTTCGAGTGGGACCACCTATCGCAAGATAGGGCTTGCGGCAAAATACGTCCTCACCTTCCTTGAGGAAGCTGACGAGATCAGCCGCAGGGGTTACCAGAGATACAAGCGTGCTCACGCTTCAGAACTTTCCATCATGCCCGGTGCTACCGATGCCATCCTCGACTTTCTGTCGTTCATCGGCGTAGGCTACAGCCGGGCAAAGCGCAAGGTGAAATCGCTGGAGAAGAAAGAAGATATCTGTGCACGAAACGAGAAGAAGGTGAACGAGTTCATCGAATGGCTGGACACCGAGTCGGACGCCAGCGAACGCACCCGTGAAACCTACCGTTTTGCTATCAGGAGTTTCTTTTCTTATGCCGACGAGTTCAACCAGGAAAACGTGAAGCGGTTTCTGAAGACGCTGGAAGAGCAGAAGATGAAGCCCGCCACCATCAACAACCGCATGTGCGCCCTGGTGAAATACTCCAAGTTTGCGAAAAAGCCCATTTCCGTGAAAAGGGTGAAAACTCAGCGCAGGCTCTCTACAGACAATATACCTACGGAGAAGGAGTATCAGGCGCTGCTGGCTTATCTGAAGCAGAAACCCAACCGGGACCCTTACTACTGGCTGAGGATCCTTGCCACTACAGGCCTTCGCCTGCATGAGTTCATGAAGCTCTCGTGGGAGGATGTAGCCAATGGCGAGGTGGTTCTGAAGGGCAAGGGCAGCAAGTTTCGCCAGGTGTTTTTTCAGAAAAGCCTTCAGCAGGAGGTGAGGGAGTATATGAAGGAGACGGGCAGGACGGGACATCTCTGCAACGGCAAGTATGGCCCCATGACCGACAGAGGTTTCTCTGAAGCCCTGAAGAGATGGGGTGATCATCTGGGCATAGCCAAAAGCAAGATGCACGCCCACGCCTTCCGCCACTTCTTTGCCAAGCAGTATCTCAAGAAAAACAAGGATGTGACGCAGCTTGCCGAACTCCTTGGCCATAATAGCTTAGACACAACAATGATTTATTTACAGAAAAGTCATGACGAACAAAAAAGAGACTTTAATAGAAATGTTACGTGGTAACATAGCGAACGTTCATGCAACTTGTGATTCATTCGAGGATGTGAGCATCTACGATGATACCGGCCATGTAGATCTATCCTTCCTTGAGGTAATGCTGGAGTTACTCAAGGAAGTGAAATCTGCAGAGCTGTGTCTCACCCGAAAGCTTGCCTACCTGCTTGTACCTGACTTCGCAGACGAAACCGAGGGCAAGTCTTCCGGCAAGCAGGACGGGAAGAAACTGTCAGCAGAGGAAGTCCTCAAGCAATGTACGTTCAAGGACAATATACTCTATCTGCCCAATGTGCAGCTGAGCAAGAAGACCTATGCCGACGTGAAGCTCTGGATAGAGGAAGCCGGCGGCAAGTGGACGGGCGGCAAGGTGCAGGGCTTCAGCTTCGACTTCGATGCCACCCGAGTGGCAGGCATACTGATGGAGGGCAAGCGGTGCAATCTGGCCAAGGACTTCCAGTTCTTTGCCACGCCACCCGAGGTTGCCGACTGGCTGGTATCGCTGGCAGGCGATTTCAGTCCCGAAAGTAAGGTTCTGGAGCCTAGTGCAGGAACCGGAGCCATCATCGATGCCATCCACAGGGTGCAGCCAGACGTGGTAGTAGATTGCTACGAGCTGATGCCGGAGAATAAGGAGAAACTTTCCAAGCTGGATCATATCCGCCTGCTAGGCGACGACTTCACCCAGGCAGAGCACTCTTCGGAGTACGACCTGATAGTGGCCAACCCTCCCTTCTCGAAGAACCAGGACATCAGGCACGTGATACAGATGTACCATGATCTCAAGCCCGGTGGAACCGTGGCAGCCATTACTTCAAGGCATTGGCAGCAGGCTTCTGAAAAGGTATGCAAGGATTTCCGCGCATTCCTGGAAGAAGTTTCCGCCCAGGTTTACGAGATAGAGGAAGGCGCCTTCAAGAAGAGTGGTACGGGCGTGGGAACTATCGCTATCGTGATTAACAAGAAATGAGTGAAATGAGAACAATTAAGAACAAACATCGTAGGCGCACGCATCTGCTTTACAAGGTAGTATTGAGAACGTCCTGGTTTCAGTACACCGGCCGTCAGATGGGTCCGAACAAGACCGAGACAATGTGCTGGCTCGACTACAACCGCAGAGGCAGAATCCGCTGCTACAACGACAGGAAAAATGACCGCGCCATCATCGTCTGGCTCGACGGCAGGTATTACTCAGCTCCTAATACGCGGGGCATATACCTGGAGAGAATCAGCATGAACATGGCAGAGTATAAACGATTAAATTCACATTAAAATGAGTAACGAAAAAGATATCAAGACCGTATTAGACGGAGCAGTAGAAACTGCTAAAGAGATAATGACAACTGAGATATTCCATGCTCAGCTAGTAAAGAACACCGAGGCTATCAATAAGGAACGCGAGAACTTCGAAAACGAGAAGATCAAGCTTCAGCGGGACTGCGACCTCCAGAGGGATATAGCAGGCAGAAACATGGAGGCCCTTCAGAAGGATAGGACAGATTTTGAACAGGAGATTGACCGCAAGAAGGCTTCCTTTAATGAGCGCGAACGCAACATTCGCGACTTCCGACGCAAGGCTACCGAGGATTACCTTACCGGTATGGCGAAGGCCAAGAGCAATCATGCTCTGAAAAACCTGCAACTTCAGAACGAGCGCCACAAGATTTTCGAGGCTTACCGCAATTCGGGGGGGGCAAATCTTGCCGAAGACTCTCAGCAGATGTACCCCGAAGGATGGAGCCGACCAAGGCCTAAAGATGGAGGAGTAGAATAATAACGATAGTAACAAACAATTTAATTAAGCAGATTATGGCAAATCAGAATAAAGATGCAGCAAAGAAGGCTGCTGAATTGAACGAGGAGAGAATGCACCCTATCTTCGATGAGTGCGAGGTGAACGACTTTGGCGTAGTAAAGCGCCACCACATGCTCAGTATGAACGGCATGTATATCTCGGGCATTACCGATGAACAGCTCAAGGAGATGCACGAGAAACTGGGCGAACTGCTGACAGGGGAGAAGCCTATGAAGTACTTCTATGCAGAAGTAATAATTCCTTCTAAGGACGGCCACTACGATGTCCGCCACGATATGGTAGCCAGTTCGACTGACGAAGGCACATTCCCGTTGACGAAAACCATTCAAGATACCAGAGATCGGCATCTTGAAGACGAGTCGCTCGATTTAAATCGCATTCATGTTTCGTCTGTCTTCGAGATAAACAAGGCAGACTACAATATGTTCATCGCAACCCGAGTGCTCGCTAACAAAAAAGAATAGTAGTTTTCTAGTTTATCATGTTATAAAGTGACAAATATTTAAATTTAGTCAATTCTCTAATTAAAGATGGCTGCCCGTGAGGGTGGCCATTTTTTCTAGAGCATAAATTTGGTTTTTCAGAAAAAGTGGTGTATCTTTGCACCCGAGAATTAGTAACACATTAAAATATACAGATTATGTTAGATACTTTCTTTGGCTTCGTGCAGTTCGTGTCGTTCGTGATTGCGCTTGTTCTTGGACCGTTTGTTGTCGGCTCGAGGATGTTTGCAAAATGGCTTGTTTATCTGACTTTATGTACCATATTTACTCCTTTGTTTGGAATACTTATATACGTAAAGTTCTTCAGGTACTAGTCCTTTGCCATATACTCGTCTGTTATTATATTTGCATTGCTAATTAGTAATGTATAAAGAATATGGTAACAGACAGTCTTGTTAAAAAGAAATTTGTTCACGAGACTCTTCAGGAAGGTATCCTGAAGATATACTCCACACAGGAGAACGTGGTGCGCAGCAACTTCCAGCGCCGTACCGGAAGACTTCTCACCACGCTTTCCGCACACTCGTTCGACAGCCAGATTTCGGGCGAGAACCGCACCATCTTCGTGCGCATCCTTCCTTATCTCCGTTTCCTCGATATGCAATACCGCCAGCGCAACGACCGCATCAGCAAGTTCAAGCGCAGGAACCTTGCACTCTACAACCGTGTGGTATGGGGCGTGCTCTATCACGAGACGTTCCCTAAGCTCCGTTATGGCTTCACGGATGAGATACGCCAAGGCATCCGTCAGGAACTGGAAAAGTCACTCAACCCTCAAAAATCATAAGTTATGGCAAGTAAACATTTAACGGAAGACGAAATTCGCTACACCGTCGATGTGAAGGCGGCAGCAGCCCAAAAGGAAATATACCGGCTGGAGCAGCAGAGCAAGAAGCTGCGCTCCGAGAACAAGGCACGACTCAGCCAGATGATTCAGCTGGAGGCAGCTGGCAAGAAAGAGACTGATACCTACAAGAACCTCAAGAAGCAATATACCGAGACTGGTAAGGAAATTCGCAACCTTACCTCTCAGATAGGCGAGCAGACCAGTAAACTCAATGTGCTTGATATGACTATGAGTCAATTGAAGAAGCAGCAGAAAAGTTTGCAGAAGGAATTTGAAAACACCTCAAAAACGCTCAACCCAAAACTTTATGATATATTGGAGCAAAAGTTGCAAGAGGTAAGCAGTAGAATGGCTGAATTGAAACAGAACGCTAAAAGTTTTGGTGAACTTGCGGCTAGCGACCAAGCTAACGGAATGCTATATGGTAACATGATGACCAAGGCAGCAGAACTCTTTGGTAGTTACGCACAAGGTTTCAAAGATTCCGTCAAAGAACTTATTGATGGTGGCTTGGAGATGGCAGAAACCGCCGATGGTGTGACCAAGGCTTTCAAGGATATGGATCAGCCTGACCTCTTGGAGAATCTTCGCAAGGCAACCAAGAACACAGTCAACGATGTGCAGTTGATGACCGCAGCCGTGCAAGCCAAAGACTTCCACATACCACTCGAAGACCTCGGTAAGTACTTGCAGTTTGCCCAACTGAAGGCACAACAGACAGGCCAGTCGGTTGACTACATGACCAACAGCATCGTGACTGGTTTGGGTCGCAAGTCCCCATTGATTCTTGACAACCTGGGAATATCCGCAGCCGAGATTTCAGAAAAGACCAAGGAGACGGGCGACTTCATGAAGGCTGTGGCAGAGATTGTAGATACCCAGCTTGCCGAGGCAGGAGAGACCTATATCAGCGCAGCCGACCGGGCAGCCCAGAAGACGGTAGAACTGCAGAACGCCCAGAAGGCTCTGGGAGACGAAATCCTTCCGCTCAAAGAACAATGGGATGATGCCTATGCAGATATGCAGCTGAACACCATCAGTCTCATCTCCTGGTGCGTGAAGCATCAGGGCGTGGTGAAGACGCTCGGCATTCTGCTCACAGCCTTCACGGTTGTAGCGATAGCCACCAGCAACGCCATCAAGACGAATATCGTCGTGACTAAGGGCGCTGCCGCAGCCCAGCAGGCATGGAACGTAATCTGCGCTACCGGAACTGGACTCATGAAACTGCTGCAGGCGGGTTTCCTCCTGCTTACAGGTAGGGTTACCCAGGCTAAGGCAGCATGGGTATCGATGAACGCCACCATGAAGGCAAGCGTCTTCGGCCTGATTGCTGCAGGAGTAGCTCTCCTCGCCATGAAGCTCTGGGATATGAAGAAGGCAGCCGATGCGTCAACGCTGGCACAGAAGGCACTCAACAATATTAGGGCAGAGGCACAGAAACAGGTGGTGGAGGAAAAACTGAAACTGGAGAACCTGATAAAGGTGGCGAAAGACGAGAAACTCTCCATGGACGAAAGATACAAGGCCGTGGACGCTCTCAACAAGATAGTTCCTCAATATAATGCTACCATCGACAAGACTACAAAGAAGTTCAAGGCATCGGATAAGGCTCTGAAGGCTTACATCAACAATCTGGTGAAACTCTATGAGGTACAGGGTGCTAAGAAGCAGATACAGAGTCTTGCCGAGCAGCGGGCCGAACTGGAGGTTAAACTTGCCGGCGCAAAGAAGAACCTTGCCGGCGCAAAATCAGCACAAGGCCAAGGTGTCTCGTATACCACATCATGGGGCGCGGTAGGTAACACCCAGAGCGATGCAGTCGGTCACTTCCAGTCGCAGGTCAATTCGATATCGAATAGCATCAAACAACTCGATACGCAGATTCATACCATTACAGGCGCCTTCGGAAATGGTATCATGAATCAGACCGTGAAGGAGTCGTCAGAGCCGGAAGTTCCGGACAGCGGCATCGGAGGTGGTGGTGGCGGAAAAGGTGGTGGTGGCCATACCGGAACCGTAAATACTACCACCACACAGCCTAATCCCGACGATATCGCATCGAAGAGATTTTCAGAAAACCGACAGACAGATATCGATGCCGCCAACCAGGATTACCAGCAGGATGTGAACAACTGGGAAATGGCTCTCGCCCAGAAACAGGTATCTCAAGAGAAGTACGACCTCGCCATGCAGGCTCTGAAGACCCAGCATACCGCCAACATCCTCGCCATCGAAACCTCGTATAGCGAGCAGTCGCAGAATATCGGAATTGCGGATGGCGCAAAGAAGAAATCACTCCAGGATAAACAGCAGGCGAACCTCCGGGCTGCAGAACAGGCTCATTTTGAGCAGCAGGTGGCAGTAGAACAGGCTTACCAGGATGCCCTGGCAAAGGTGATGGAGCAAGGGGAGACACAGCAGGAACTGACCCTGGAACAGCAACGCGACCAGAAACTGGAAGTTCTGAAGGGATATTATCAGGCTGCGCTCAATATGGCCAAACAGAACGGGGAAGATACTACCCAGCTGGAGAAGGCATACAAGGATGTGCAGATTCAGATAGAGAAGGAGTATATCACTAAACAAAAAGAACTGCTTGACGAACAGGACGAAAAGAAAAAACAAGCTAGGCAGGCTCTCGGTTTCGACCAGCAGAGCGAGTACGACCGACAACTGCAGCAACTGAAGCAGGCGCTCGATAACCAGTATATTACTCAGCAGGAACACGAGCAGAGAGTGCAGCAGCTGAAGAGAGAGTCCTTCATGAAGCAGGCTCAGTACTACACAGAACTCTTCAGCAATACCGTGACCGCGCTGCAGAATGCCGAGATGGCGAACGTAGACGCCAAGTATGATGCAGAGATTAAGGCTGCCGAGGGCAATACGGCACTCCAGGAGAAACTTGAGAAAAAGAAAGCCAACGAGAAACTGAAGATACAGAAAAAGTATGCCGACGTAAACTTCGCCATGCAGGTAGCTCAGATTATCTCTAATACTGCAGTATCTATCATGAAGGCATACAGCGAGTTGGGGCCGATTGCCGGAAGTATTGCTGCAGCCCTGATGGGTGTGACCGGTGCAGCCCAGCTGGCCGTAGCAAATGCCGAGCGCCAGAAGGTGAAGCGCATGACCCTCAACGGAACCGCCAGCGGAACCAGTTCTGCCGGTTCGCGCGTGGCAAGCGGACGCGAGAGTGGCGGACGTATCGATGTAGAGCGCGAGCAGGATGGCAAACACTTCAACGCCGAGTATGCACCAGGTAAGCGCGGGTACGTAGATCATCCTACCGTTATCGTAGGTGAGGGACCTAGAGGCAGGAGTAAGGAGTGGGTGGCATCGAATGCAGCCCTGGAGAACCCTACCATCGCTCCGCTCATCAACCTGATGGATGCAGCCCAGCGTGCCGGACAGATAAGAACCTTCGATATGAGCAAGTATCTGATGGCCATGCAGGGCAGGGCGCTGGGTGGAAGCATCGCCCGCCAGTCTGCCCGGATCAGTCAGGAAATCGCTCCGGGAGGGGCAGATTTTTACGTCCGGACGCAGGAATCTGCGCATCGCGATGCAGGAAATGCTACGTCGGGACGCAATAATGATGAGCTCCTGGAACTGCTGAGAGAGCTTAGGAGAGACGGAATCCGCTCGTTTGTATCGCTCTCGGATCTGGACGCCAAACAGGAACTGAGAAACCAGGCGAGAAAGTTTGCTAAAAAATAAAATCTTCTGAACATGAAAATAACAAATCTGGATAAAGGAAAGGCCTACCAGCTCAGCGAAGGTGCCAAGCTGGAGGTAGAACGTACCAACCCGTTCTTCAACGATTACGGGGAGACGACCTCCCCGCTGGATATTCCGGCAAGCGATTACAACCGCATGATACTGAACTATCCCGATACCTTCGGGATGAGGGGTAAAATGGTGGCTACGAACGTAAGCATCGAAGACGGCGAGTATTTCGCCCAATGCCGGCAGATTGTTCTCTCGGCACAGCACAAGGGGAACATCTCTTCTTCCTTCTATATCAACGACGGATCCTTCTATTCGAAGATACAGAACGTAAAGCTGAAGAGCATCTTCAAGGACGAGATGATACCGGGGTGCACGACCGTAGACGAGTGCATCGAGTTCTGCAGATCTCTCGTAGGTGGCAAGAACGAGAACTATGATATCTTCCCGGTTCTGCTTACCGATGACTCGGGCATGGACAAGGAATATACTTATAAGATACTGAACAAGCTGGGCAGGCTTCAGAAACTTCCTAATGCCAACTACTGGAGATACAAGGAAGGTGGCGGCTACGAGTATGTGGCTGCCCCGGAAAAATTCGGAGTAGTTCTCTGCAACACAGGAGATAATACCTTCTGGAACGTATATCCGGTTACGGAATATGTTAACGAGATACCGATCAGTCTGGATAAGGGTTACTATATCTCCCCGTTCATCCGTGCCAACTATGTTCTCAAGCGTGTTTTCAAATACTTCGGGTATGATCTCAAGGAGAATTTCTTCACCAGGACGAAACCATTTAATAAGATGGTGTTGCTTAATAATGTGATAGACGTGATGGTGAACGGTCATATCCGCATCGAGGATCTTCTTCCGGACGTGTCGGTATCAGATTTCCTTTCAGTTTTTCGGAAAAAGTTCCTCTGCGAATTCGTCTCAGACGAGGGAACCCATACCGCCGATATCATCTTCCTGAGAGATGTGGCAGATAGCGCCCCAGTTGCGGATCTCACCCGCCAGATGACCGAAGAGCCTACCTTATCTTATAAGGCTGCATCCGATTACAAGCGCGTGGTCCTGCGTGCAAAACACCAGGCAGACAGCGATGCAGAAGACAGCTATGACGATATCAAGGATATGGTAGCGAAGAATTCTGGCGCCTACTTCAGTAACGAAGAAGGCTGCTTCTACAAGGACGGATTTTCCGGCGACTATAAGGTGAAAACCAAAATAGGGGAGTGTTCCCAGAGTTACGATGCCGGCGAAGATGATATAGATACGCAAGACGTGGAGATACCGGAAATGATACCGGAAGTAAGAATGCTGCAGTATAAGCAGGAAGCGGACGGAGAGACTATCACGAGAGATATGGGCAGATGGCTGTATATCGGAGATTACGCTACGCTCAACTCTTCGATGAAGGTGGCAACGGAAGACAATTCCGAAACCAGCGAAGATGCAGTCACAACTCCCGTCATGCTCGCCTTCCCATACATGGGAACCGATAACATGCCTTGCGGAACCGTGACGGCATACGACATTCACGTATCAGTTTCGGATAAATTTGGTACGCATCGGCCAGCAGACCCTACACCCCGGAAACTGTTCGACTATTCCCTGGTATATAATGGTGAGGACGGCATCTTCGAAAAGTTCTACCGGCAGTATGATCTCCTGCTCAGGAATTCACTCCAGGAACTCAAGGTAAAACTGCTCCTCTCCCAGTCGCAGAAGCAGAATCTTCCTTCTTATGCAAAGGTTGTGATCAGAGGTGTGAGTTTCTTCTTCAACAAACTGAAGTTTACCCTCGGAGGAAAGAGCGAACCAACGGAAAGCGAGCTCAGGACCATCGCTCTCACTACTCCTGTTAACGAGGCAGAGAGTCTGGAAGCCGTAATGCCGGCGATGAACTGCGAATATGAGTGGCTCGGATTCGAAGAGACGGTAGAGGTATCTGAGGATGATTACAGGAATTCCGGAGATGACAAGAACCGCACTTTCAAGATTATCTATCCTCCTCTCCCTTCAGCTGAGTATGTTGGCCAGAAGTATGGTCTACAGAAATCTTTCGTGAGTCAGAAAACCCGACACGCAACGATGTTCCGTCACAGCAAATGGGTGTACCATTGCACGACTACCTGGTTGGAGTGTATCAAGGTGTAAAGGCTTCTAGTCCTTTGCTATGTACCTGTATTATCTTAATTTTGTGATAAAAATAAAACAAGATTAAGATGATACAGGTTTTATTATATCCAGATGCTCTGAGCATGGTAGGCTCCATGAATGCCTTCGAGATATACAGCAGCTCGAAGACAGATGTGGTTTTCGCCCTACGCTATCAAGGCTCAAGCGCAAATATCGTCCAGCATACCTATACGCCGAACGATAAGAACCGAGTTACGGTGTCCGTCAAGGATATCATCCTTCCTCTGCTCAGTTTCGAGGTGAAGGACAGTATTGAACCTTATATCCAGCCGAATATCATGAAAGCCTTTGCGGCAACGGTTTACGAGGTTGGCAGCGAAGACAGCAAGAAGGAGATTTCCTTCTCTGTGATACGTGCCGGCGTAGACAGGCTGGCAGATTCGGCAGCAAATTTTCTGAAAACCAATTTCCTCACCTGGCAGCCGCAGACGAAGGAGGTAACCTATTACTCTCCGGAATTTCTCACTTATTATGCAGCTGAAGCTTGCGAGGTGAAGTGTAAGGCATATATACCGAACGGACACGGCTACGAAGAGAAGGTACTGACGCTGGCAAGCCTGGAGGCAGGAAAGGTATATACTGTTCCGGTACAATACGCCATCATCGCCAAACTGTTAGGCGATGGCATTCTGCCACATGTTTACGAAATCTGGGTAGAGCAGGCTGGAGAGCGGGTTACCTACGTACAGCAATACTTTGCCGGTGGTATGAAGAGCGAGGAAGAAGAATGGTTCCTGTTCGAGAATTCGCTGGGAGGTGTAGACTGTTTCCGTGCTTACGGCAACAGCGAAAATACTGCAGAACATACCCACAACGTGGCAGAAATAGAGGAGGACTCTGAGGAATACCGCGTAGATACCACCCGCAAGTTCAAGAAAAATACCGGGTTCCTGGATAAGAAAGAGCGCCAATGGCTACTCGATTTCTTCCCGTCTCTGGGCAAGTATGTTTACCATGGTAGCGCTCTCAGGAAGATAACCGTTACCGAGAGTGACGTGAACTACGAGGCGAAGGAGCTCCCTTCGAACTATACCTTCACATATAAATATTCAGATGCCCGTCCGTATCTGAATATTTCGCGCTCGGAGGTAGGAAGCTTTAAGCAGCTGGATATCCAGCTTCCGGATCTGGGAAATTTTACTATCGCCCCGCGACTTGTTGAATGCCAAAGGCTGACGCTCAGTAGCGGGGCTCTCTTCCCGGTTCAGAACCCCTATTCAGAAGAGTGGGGAGTAACTACGCTGGCTGCTATCTTCACCCAGCTGGTAGGGCAACTGTCCAGTTCTTATACTGGCGGAGGTGGCGTTGGCCATAGTCATAGGAATATCGATGTGCTGGACGCCCTGTCGGAATTCAACGGATACATTACCTATCTCGACAAGAAAATCAAGGCAGGATATGCCGATGAAACCGATGATTTTTCTGAAAACGGCAAGGCTAGCAAGAAAATACTCCGCAAGGATATCGAAGATACGGCAAGCGCTCTGATCAAGTTTCTTTCAGGTGCACAGTTTGGTGGTTTTATTCCTGGAATACTTACAGGTTCGGGAGGACGTATCGATGAACGTGGAAACGCTGAATTCGAGAGTATTACGTCTCGCAGTTCCATCATCGCTAAGGAGCTTATCGTCAACCGCCAGACGGCAATGGAGAGCAACTTTGTGTTTACCGAATCCGGGCTGGTTGACTCTGTAGAAGAGAATGCCCCCGCTACTGCAGGCGACAATATTACCTATACTCTGCAGTTGCAGAAGCGGTGGGAAGGCGATTTTACTGCCTTTAAGGAAAACGATGTTATCCTGGCATCTGTCAACGCTCTCGCTACTGGCGGTAAATATTACGATATGTGGATGAGAGTCCTGTCTGTCAATACCGTCAAGAATACCATCGAGGTAGTATGTTATCCAGACAGCGAGGTTCCTTCTGGGGCAAATCATCCACCTTGCGAGCTGGCTAGGCTGATCCGCTGGGGTAATGCGGTAGAGGAAGACAGGCAGAGCTGCTGGTATATCTCATCGTCAGAGGGCTTACTCGTATGGCTCGATCATGTTACTAAGCCTATCATTGATAAGAGCAATTATTCCCTGGCTATCGGTAAACTTCCGGACGCGCTACACTTCGTCTTCGCTAACTATCCTTTGGCAGACAAGCGCGATGGAGCCTTCTATGCTAAGTATCTGGCAGTTCAGAATATCATCCGTACAGACTATCAGGGTAACGTTAAGCAGGATGTTGTAGATAGAGGCAGATGGTCTCTTGATACGGCAAAGGGCGAGGAACCTTACAGGTGTATCGCTACTGAAGTACATGACGCTTGGCATTACGGCTGCCGGTGGCGCTGTCTGATAGATAAGACTCAGGAGGAACCTCGGTATGCGAGTACAGGCTGGGCGTTCGTTGAGGGCAACCCGGAATTCAAGGTCGAGATGACATCTGCTCAAGGATGGAGCTTTGATTGTGACGAAATCTCTAAACTCAACGATGAAGGTCAATATAACGTTTTTACCACGCTTTCGTTCGAAGCTACTCTCTACAACCGGTCAGTTAATGACTATGTTGAAGCGAAAAGAGTTATATGGACCAGAGATACCGGTAATGTGCAGGAAGACAACGCCTGGGCTATCGAACATGCTGATGCAGGCTTTGCCGTTCCGATTACCTGGAAGGATCTCGGAACCAACGCAGACGAGAGGTGGAGTTGCAAGTTTAAGGTCGAGGTGGAACTTCTGGAAGAGACGGTCCAGCCATCTCGCTCAAGAGTTGCCTATGCAGAATCTTCGATATTTGTGTAATCTTTAAATAATTTATTGATATGGTAATGATAATCGGTTCTAAAACCAGAAAGTTAAATGTAAAATACACTCCGCTAGACGCGATCTGCGAGATTGTTCCTTACGGAGGGGTTCCTGACCGGCAGGCATATAATAGCCGTGATGGAGGCTGGAGTCCTAACTACAAGACCGGCGCTCACCTCTGTCTCTTTCCTCATTGTAATGCCATCAATCCGAATTCGGAGACGGTAAAGGCTTATGTGAATGACGAGCTGACTTCCATCGCATGGTACGAGCTGGTATACAATTCTGCTTCGAAAAAGTACGTCCGTGGAGCTCAGATTTCGACAGGAGATGATTATGAAGTCATCGGAGACTCTTCCGACGGACTAGTTAAGGGTATGCTTATCGTTAAGAGGAATTCGTCTGTTAATGATCCTATCAGACTGGAATTCGAAGCATCGTATACCAATCCGCTATCGAAACAGGTAATCCGGTATCTCGGGCAGAAGACCGTCTTCTGTGATGATACGGAACGGCCTATTCCGGTGCTTCACGTGACCCCTATGGTATCTGTATGGAATCCGCTTACCGATGCGAAGAACGTTACATTCGAGGCTATGCTGACGGACGGAAAAACAGATGTGACAAACAGCAAGAATACTCGTTTCTTCTGGTATCGCAAGGCCAATATTTCCGGCGAAACCTATTCTCTGGAACTGATTACGGGTTCAGCAGATAAGGATATCGATGTAGTATCACTCCCTACAAAGACGGCGGTAGTCGATGGTAAGGAAGTGGCGGTTTTAGGAAACAAGCTGACCATCGACCGAGACTTGATAGGCGATGCAGAATATTACGTATGCAAAGCTATGTACAGGGTTGACGGATTGAAGTCGAGCGATTCCCTGGGCGATACAGATCCGAGCGAAGAGTTTGCTGCCTTGAGAAAAATGCCGGCATACGATCCGTCTTATTCTGGGGTTGGCAATACAGACGATGAGAATCTGTCGTATATCAATCCGACGGCTCATCTCTTTGTAAAGAACACGGAGATAAATAATATTGAGGAATTCTTTAAAATTCGGTGGCACGTAAAGAACCCTGGTGATTCTGACTTTAAAGTCGTAGCGGAAGGTCTGAGTCCGCAGATACCATTCGTTAATGGCATGGCCATTTATAATACGATGGAAGATCTGGGAGCGACTAAAATCTTCGTCGACGATAACGGCAATTATCTGGTTGATGAAGATGGGGCTATCATAGTAGGTAAGTAATTGTTTAATCTTTAATTTATAGAAGTATGATTTATTATATCAAGGTGACACCTGAGGTTGCAAAAAGATTCTGCAACCTGGTACTTAGAAATAAAACAAAAGATGGAAATATCCTGCTCTGGATGGGCGACTTGAACCAGGTTCCTGGTGATACGCTCAAGGAACGGGCCAACTATGTAGGAGGCGCGCTTCTGACAACCAATCAGGCTAACGATGAATACTGGGGTTATACTGAAGACCTTGCCGGGTGTTATACTCCAGACTATTTCGGAGGGCAGAAAGATAACGATACGCCAGACTCAGAGGCTACAGACAAAGGTTCTGAAGAAACTTCAGAGGATGACGAAGCAGACGGTAACAATAAAGAAAAGGAGGCTTAATTATGGGAAATAAAGCGCAGGCGGTAGGTTCCGTAGAATACACTAAACAGGGTGGAACCTACTTTATTAAGATGGTAAGTGATTTTGGCGATATCCGTCAGAAATACGCATCGTACGATGTCAACAACAACGCGGCATCAGGCATAGTACCGGATTTCACAAACCCGGTACAACAGCCTACTATTGAGGCTTACATAACGAACAGCAAGAAAGGTGCCGAGGTGTACCCGAATAATGCCAAGTGGACAGCCAACGGTGTCGAGCTTACATTCGGGGCAGACGGTATCTCTACACAGAATTTCTACGGAGAGACCGGACACTTCAAGTATATCGCTGCTGACGCGAAAAAGAAGACAAGAGCTGGACTCAAGATTCTCAAGAATCTTGTCGTTCCATTCAATGCGACTCCGGTACTTATCGAGTTCGTTGGAACCGTTGCCGATGGCAATAACTCTAAGAAGATACCAGGTTCTTACACTATTCCTGTCCTGGAAAGTACCTCGAATGGTATGATGGTTCGCATATCGGCAAGCAATGGAGGCATTCTTGACAAGGATCATGCCAGCATTAAACTGAAGGCAAACATCGATGATACTGGTGGAGCAATTATCAGTAACCCGACCTATTCCTGGGAAGCAACAGGTGATTCCGGAGATTTCGAGGCGTTGGGCGTTGGGTATACTGGTAAGGAAATCACGGTAAATCTGACAGATGTAAGCAACGCGAGACTTTATAAGGTTACCGTAGCCGGCATCGGTTCAGACGTACAAAGAGTGGAGGACCATACGGACGAACTCAGAGTTGTTCCTAATCCAACACCGCCGGAGGAAGAAATCATAGAGGGTTCGAATGGTAATGTGACCTGGGCTCCAAAGATGTATCGCGGAGAAACCTTAATCAACTCAGGGGTTACGTTCGCAATGAAATTCTACAATCCGGCAGGTACTCCGATTAATGTCGCTACACCATTCTGCATTACAGAGGATGAGGTGGCGCAGAATGGAGGCGCGAACTATGTTATAACAGGTTTAATCAGTAATAATGAATCATGATAGAAGTAGCATCATGTGTAGGCATGGTTAAATATATCAGAAGAGGTATCTGCGCAATTTCTTACGAGATTGCGCTAGATACCAATTCTGTAACTGCGGATGGCGAAACGGGTGAATTCCTCACGACTAACTTGGGCAATTTCCGTTTCATCAAGCATGTTGGCGGCGATAGCGAGGAACAGCAGGATATCTGCAGTACCTACAATTACCTGGTCATGTTCATTGGATCGTCAGGAACCTGTATCTTAATGAAGAAACCAGATGGATCTGGTGGCTATAAGTATTCCAGTTCCAGAGGTAATTGCAGTATCTCAGACGCGATGGCTGCGTGCAACGTCAATGAAGGAAGTATCAGACTGATTAAGTTTGTGTGGTATGACAAGCCTATCAAGGTCGATGGCTCGTACGACTACATCGACAATCTGTGTAGAAATCTCGGAGTACCCAGCGATGATATGCAGCTGAAGATACTTGCATCCAACACTCTTACCGTTGTGCAGAATGGTGTCGATGGTAAGCCTGGAGGGCAAGGTGATCCTGGAGCCAGAGGAAGTAGTGGCCCAATATGGCGACAGCATGTAGGTTTTGTATCAGCTACATCCGATGCACCTTATCAGTACTATGCCGGTAGCAACGATGAGAGGTTCCTGGATGTAGTGCTTATAAATAAGGTTTGGTATCGCTGCCTTCAGTCATATAAATCTACCGGCACAGATGATGTTCGCAACACCCCGGAAAATGCAGAGTTTGCGAAGTTTTGGACCTCTGCCGATATGTCAAACTTTACCTTCATCGCCACCCAGTTCTTTTTGGCAGATAATGCCAAAATTAACCTGTTTGGGTCGAATGAGATAAACCTGTATAACGATAATGAGAACGGGACGCTGTTCGCATCGTTCAGAGTTCCTAGCGGAAAGGTGACGGACTTCGGAGGAGATAGAGGTGAGTATGTTCTGTGGATAGGTGCTGCCGACCCACAGGATGCTTCGTTTCACGTTAGGAAAGATGGCACTGCGCACATGACCTGTTGCTATTTTGGGAAGAATAATCCGTTTGTTTTCGAAACAAAAGCTGGCATATATTATGGAGAAGAATATAATGCCGGCATCGAAAACGAAGATGATCGTCACCTGTATGCAAGGTCTGTATGGATTAGCGATGACGGTTATACTTTCGGCTTGAGCGCAGATAATTATACCTATAAAGGAACTGGATGGGGCGGATATGTCAAAATGTGGCAGGTGGATAGCTACGAGATTATAAACAACGATTTCTCCAATAAATACCCGAAGTTAGTCTCTGCCGCAATAGAAATACGTAAGAGCCTATCCGGATTGCCAGATAAGCTTTCAGCGTACGATTGCATCGGTATCAGCTTGACTTCAATCGGCAATAAAAGAGCTGACAGTATCGGTCTTGATGTTTCTTCTTTTAACGGCCAGAACAGTATCGGTCTGAGAATCAGCGCTACGGGTGGTGCAAAAACCAATCACGCTATACAGGTAGTTTCTGGCGATATTGCCGGTCTCCGTCCGTATATCCGCGACATCAGTATCAGCACGACTCTCGATATCTACGACCATACCGTCTACTGCACGAATAGTGGGGCTATCACATTAACCCTCCCTCGGACCCCTGTTAAAGGACAGGAATACCTTATCATTCAGGGTAACGGTAGGGTTGATATCCATGCTAGCCATGTAATCTTCGGAGAAGGTGCGGACGGCAGTACTAAGACGTGGTACTCTGGTACTAAAAACCAGTTCAGCTGGCTAGTCTTTACGGGAAGTATCTGGGTTGCGCAATACGTTAATCATTAACATAAAAGTTAAGTAAATAAGAAATATGAAACGAAATTTAGAGAATGTAGAGGTTTACACCTCAATCGACAAGTCGTCTTGCCAGGTAATCAATCTTCGCAAGAGTATTGCGAACCTTATCTACAACCAGGGCAATGGCCTAGGTTTAGAGGGTACAGCTCTCGCCACAAAGATGTGGAACGGCAATGCCGATACCGAGTATAATGAGCGTGAGGTGGAAATCATCCGCTCAGTTGTAGAGCGCTGCTGCGCACCTTGCGTAATCGAGGCGGTAGAGCGCATCTTTGGCAGCAAGGAAGAGAATAAGTAATTAATGTATTAATTCTAAATTAAAAGTTATGGGAATCCAAACAAAAAAAATTAGTACCTGGCTTAGCGCAAACGGTCAGGCCGTTACTAACGCAAGTAAAAACTCAATGATCGAGGCTATCAATGCCAGCTCATTACAGATGTATGATGGCGTATTCATCATGTATCATCGCCTGAGCGATGGTTTTCCTTTGGCGGTTAGAGTTAGTGACTGGCCTGCGCTTCAGGCAGCCGGACAGATTGCCGATGGTGTGCTGCTCGTGGAGGGTGGTAAGCATGTCGTTATTGCCCCAACAGAAGCTAGCGCAGGTCTTCCATGGAGCTCTAAGCCTACCAAGATTAAAGACTCTAAGGGCAACGATGCAAGCAAGGGTGATGGTGTCCAAATAAGCGGTGTAACCACAACGGGCGACAGATTGATCGCATTTGCCGACTTCACTGGTAAGGCGAACACAGCAGCCATCATCAAGGCGAGCACAACAACGAATATCACCAATACAGCAGATTATGCTCCTGGCTTCTGTAATAAGTATGCGCGCGCCAACGCAAACAACAAAGGCCTGCTCGCAGGCTCATGGTGGCTGCCATCTCTCGCGGAACTTGCTTTAATTTGGGCAAACTTCGATAAGGTAAACTATGCCCTGTCTAAGATTACCGGTGCTACTCAGTTGCAGAAGACCTGGTACTGGTCTAGTACCCAGTACTCGGCTGATGGCGCTTGGAACTTGGATCTGAGCGATGGCTTCATGAGCACCTACTATAAGTTCCGCCAGGGCAGAGTTCGCCCTGTTTCAGCATTTTTATGGTAGTTAGTAGTTAGTTCTTTAATCCTCCCACGTCCTTAGGGGCGTGGGTTTAGCAAGTTCTCATAAAGAAAGGTATTTAAAATGACAGCAAAGATAGCAAGCAAGACTGAAATATATAGAAAAACAAAGAAGTTCCTGAATGAGGTGATTTACATCATCAAAGATTTTCCGAAAGAACAGAGATATGTGGTTGGAGACAGAATCGAACGCACAGCAATCGATTCTCTTCATATTATCGCAAGAGTCTATATGGGAAGAGATCTGGAGGCGAGAATCGCCGATATGGTCGAACTGCAATCTAACCTGGAATTACTGAATACTCTGATTGAGATAGCTGGAGAACATCAGTGGATAAAAGGCAAGGGTAAGTTAGCTAACTTACTCCTGCTGATGGATAGCATAGGACGGCAAAGTACAGCATGGAAGGGTTCGCTTATCAAAGCCTTAAAAAGGTCAGAGAGTGAACGTAGTCAGAGCTAGGGAGGTAAGTCCAAACTAGGAGAACTGTCTTCTTGATAAATGGGCCACAACCATCATACATGGTAAAGAATAAGATATGTGGCGTTAACCCAGAACTCGGCTGATAACGCTTGGAACTTGAATCTGAGCGATGGCAACATGAACACCAACTATAAGTTCAACCAGAACAGAGTTCGCCCTGTTTCAGCACTAATTAAGAAGACGTATTCATATAAAATAAAAATGATAGATTTTGAAACGATTCTAGAAGCATATTTCGACTGCCGGAAAAGAAAACGGAGCACAGTCGGCGCTACGGAGTTCGAGCTTAATTACGTTCACAATCTCGTTGAACTGATGAATGAAGTTAACTCGCGTCAGTATAGGATCGGAAAGTCTATCTGCTTTGTCGTCCGCTATCCTCGCTATCGCGAAGTGTTCGCAGGCGATTTCCGAGACCGCATTATCCATCACTATATCGCGCTGAGACTCGAACCGCTTTTTGAGCAGATATTCTGTGACAGAACGTATAACTGCCGCAAAGGTAAAGGCCAGCTTGCTGGCGTTACTCAACTGGCGGAAGACATACGCGAAGAGAGCGGGAATTATACCCAGGATGCCTATGTGATGAAGGTTGATCTGAAGGGATTCTTTATGAGTATCATCAAGTCGAAGTTGGCGAAGATGATAGATGATTTTATCGTCGAACACTACGAAGGCGATGATAAAGAGGATCTCAGATGGTTGTGTAAACTTGTCATTATGCACAGGCCAGAACTTAACTGCGAGCGAAGGAGTCCTCTGTGGATGTGGAATCATATCCCTAAAGAGAAGTCTCTATTCACTAACGGTGAAGACAGAGGTATCGCTATCGGTAATCTGTTTGCTCAGCTGTTTGCCAATTTTCTGCTCAACGTTATCGATTGGAAGATTGATGCGGTATGCGTAAAACATGACAGATATGTGGATGATATATCTTTCGTAAGCAGAGATAAAGCGAAGTTGCTAGCCATTATTCCTATGTTGAGGGAAGAACTAGGAAATCTAGGATTGAGGCTTAACGAGAAGAAAACCTATATCCAGCACTACTCTAAGGGAGTCAAGTTTACGGGTGCTATCATTAAACCTGGCAGAATTTATGTAGCCAATCATACCGTCAATAGTTTTGCACTAGCCGTAAGAAGATTAGGAATGGCAGCAGAAAATGGAGTGATAGATGATATGGTCAAAGAGATAGCTTCTGTCAACTCATATCTCGGCATCATGTCGCATTATAATGAATATGCGACTAAGAGGAGAATTATGGCTCAACTCCCGCCAAAATTTTATGAGTACTGTTATATAGAAGGGCACTTCGAGATTGTGAAACTGAAATATAAATACACAGAAAAGGCGATTTATATGAATATCGCCAAAAATATAATGAATAAGAGAGATGAAAGATTTGAAGAGAATACCTACAGAACGGGAGATAAGCTCGCTTCTTGATAAAGGCTACGAGCTTGAGATGTATATCATCGACGGGTGTATACATGTAGAGTGTTACCCAGGCGATTCTGTAGGATAGTAGGATTGTAGGAGAAGAAATCTCCTACAATCATTATATTAAAATACACCTTCATAGTCGATAAGTGCGCTGTTTGCTTCTTTGCAGTCCTGCGGCGTATATATATTTGTAATATCGACAGACGAATGTCTCGCCTGATCTCTAACAGACAGCAGATCTGTTTTAGATTTTATCATATTAGTTATACCCGTATCTTTGAGACTATAAAACTTATACGAAGCATTCAGATTTAATCTTTTTCTGACGTTTTTGTCCCAATATAGTGAGAAGGCTCTAGCCTTCAGTACTTCTAATCCTGGGCGAAAATTGTTACCGAAAATATAGTAATTCAGAGGTTTGGAGAATATATCCAACTCTTTCATCAGCTCGATGACATGGTTCGGGATGGTAATAACTGCGTCTCGACCATTTTTGGTGTTAACTCCGCTTAGAGAGAGTGTCTTTTTCTTTGCTGATACATCTCTGATTCGTAGGCTGCACATTTCTCCAGGGCGAACGAACAGATAGTGGAGAAAATAGCATGCAAGCAGGAAGTGTTTGTTTTCTTTCTCAAGGTAGGATTTAAGCTGGAGAAGGACATCGTTAGGTATAACGTCTCGATTTTTATGCTTCAGTTTCGTCGTTACATTAATGCCGTCAGTGAGAGTGTAAACTAAACTGTGTCAAGCTACAATAAAAGTAGTTTAACACAGTTTTTATATTATGGACAACTTAGAAATTGATTACAAGAAAGCAGCTCAGCAGTTGCGTAGTG